TTAACACCTGTTTCTGCAAAAATTCTAGCAATTAACTCCATTCTCATTTGAGATTGTGTTAATACTTGGTTCATACCTGTAGCTGTTTTATTATTTAAGCTATCTGAATTTAAACCTTGTGAAGTTCTAGTTACACCAGTTCTAGTTTCTTTTACTGCATCAAGATATGCTAACATACCACTAGCTTGTTCTGTAATAGGTTGTGCCTGAATAGGCATCATTACATTTTGTGGTGGTTGTTTAGTTCTTACAATTCCTCCAGGTCTATTAGTTAGGAGATCATCCATAGCTACTTGACCATCTTGAATTGCAACTCTATTATTATTAGTTAGATACATGTTATCTAACATTTGTCTCATAACAGTAGATTTAATTAATTGTATATCTTCTACTAGCTCTGCAATAGATCTACCATGAAATCTGTGTGGCATGATAACTGGAGTCATAGATATAAAAGGTATAGTGTCTATTTCTTCTATATCTAATAAATGCTTACCATCACCAGCTACAATAATTTTAACAAGCTCAGCTTTGCCATCATCATCTAAATCCATTTTAACATAACATTCATGGATTAAAACATCTTCTGTACTTGTATCTCCTGTATTATCTCCATGAGAAAAATCTACGTTTTGATGTCTAACAAACTTATCTTCTGTATAAAAATCTGGATCTCCTGTTGGTAATCCTTCAACTACATCAGGATCAAATCCCATTTCTACTAATTCAGTTTTAGTTTTATTTGTTCTATGACAAACAAAGTTAGCTGAATGTAAATCTTTACATCTTCTTTCAATTAAAAATTCTTCAGGTGGTACTGGTTCTATTTTAACTCCACCATATAATGATGTTCTATGAATAACTACATCATGTAAAGTAACCTTATCTATTTCTTGTCCTCTATCATCTGTAATAGATTCTTCATATTCAGAATGATTTTTAACTTCTACTTGTGAATCTGATACTAAATCATTAAACTCATCATCTGTTAATCTAGTATATTCTTCTCTTTCAGTTTTATTTGCACTATCCCAATATACTTTTAAGATACCATTCTTTTGTATCAATGCATCTTTAAATGCACAATATAAAGCTGTAAATCCATTATTTTCTTTTAAGAATACATGGTTAATATAATCAGATGCTTGTCTAGCCATTTCTTCATCTTCAGGCCCAACACCTTCACATTGAAATACATTATCTCCAGAAGTAAATATCTTCATTAGAGATGGCATTAAACTTTCTACTGTGTCCATTACATCATTAGAAACAACTTGAGAACGTCCTTCTTGTTCATTACCAAGAGGCATTCCTAAATAATATTCTAATGATTTTTTTCTTCTAGCAACTAGCTCACCACCAATGTAACCTGATGCATTGTGAATCTCTCTGCTTAGTACTGATAATATTTCTTGTTTTGATTTTTTCATATTACGTATTTTGTATCTACTGTTATTGGTCTATCCCAGTCTGATGTATCAATTGGTTCGGATACACATCCATACCTAAAGCTATCAGCTGCGTGTGAACACCAGTTATGGTGAGGTTTATTTTTAAACACTTGGTTTTTTTCATCCCATTGTTTTCGATATTGTCTTAATGCATCAAGACCTACTTTGCATTTTTCTCTATCAAACCAACAATTAGGTAAAGCATTTCTTACTGATTCTATTCCATGATGTACTTCTAATTTTGGAGCCACATCAAAATCTATACCTAATTCATTTGCAACTTCAAGTCTAGACTTACCTGTTCCTAATTCTCTAGCTGTTATATCATGAGGTGCTATATGAGAAGAATATGCATAATCTTTTTCTTCTAACACATTTGCATAATGAGCTAAAGATTCACCTGATGTTTCATAATAATCTATCAAATGAATTTCTTCACCTATTCTTTGTGCAAACCAAATAGATGTTGAATCTCCTATTCCCAAATCCCACCACGTTTCAACTCCAACGCTTTCATCATATGGTACTTTAGTTATTCTTTTTTCTTTTTCTGCTTTAGTTATCAATCTACCATAATATGCACCTGATACTGCTGCAGTAAATGAACATTCAAACTCTTGATCGTATTGTTCAGGAGTCATTATAGCTTGAGCTTCTTTTAACTCATGATCAGGTACTACATTAGTTTCTGATGCTCTATATAATTTACCATACCAATCTTTATGACCACGTAAAGCAAAATCATATACTTCCCAAAATGAGTTATGACCCATTGGTGTACCTATAAATATAACCCAACCTAGCTTATCTGCGATAGCAGGACGTATAATTTCTGTCCATACTCTTGGAGACATAATAGCATATTCGTCCAGGACAACTGCATCAAACCCCATTCCACGAATACTATCTGGGTTGTCTGCCCCAAAAATTTGGATTCTAGATCCATTATACAAATCTATTCTTAATTCTGATTCGTTTCTTCCACCACCCCAATGCATTAATGGTTTTGTATAAAATTTTAAATATTCCCAAGCGATGGATTTTCCTTGGCGATATGTAGGAGCTATGAATGCACACAAAGATCTAGGTTTCTTTGCTGCTGTTTTAATTAATTCATTTATAGATAATACTGATTTACCAAATCTTCGATGGCATACTAGAACATTAAATCTTTTTAAAGATTTGTGACACTCTAATTGATAAGGTCTAGGTTTATATGGAACCTCAACTATCTTTACTTTCGTCTTTTTCCCATTGGACTTTAATTTCGACTGGGGCATCTGTTCCTATCTTTGTTGTAGTACTTGCAAGTTTTGGATGAATGTAAGGTGCAGCCTTTTCAGCAGCAAATAATTTACGTTCAGGTGCACTTGCAGGATTGTTTAACACAGATAACAAATAATCTAAAGGAGAATGTTGATATTTCTCTGCTAATTGATCCATAGATTTCCACAATACTTTACTTTTAGATCCAGGAGGTCTACCAGCACCAGGTCTTTTACCACCTAAATTTGGATTCTTTTGTTTAGTTTCATCTTCCATTATATAATTTTTCTTCCTTTTTTATTAAATTCTCTAAACTCAGAAAACTTAATACCTTTTTGTGTGCCTAATTTTTTTATAGCAGCAGGTGCTAAAAATGCACCACCAGCAATTAAAGGATTTTTAAATGCAAACTTAGCAGTTTTAAATAAAGCTTTAGGTAATGTTTTTCCTAAAAATCTTTGCTGCCCTGTAGTTTTGCTTCCTACATCTTTAATAAACTTTTTACTAGCTTCTACAGCTTGTCTAGCTTTACCTTTAGCAGCACCTGTAACTGTATATTTTACAAGTTCTTTGCTTCTTCCACCTTTGTAGTTTCCTTTTACATTAGCCATATTATTTTTTCTTCTTTTTCTTTTTCATTTTAGCTTTAATGATTTTATTTTTAAGCTGTTGTGGTAACTTTTGTTGAGCTTTAGTTAATACGTTTTTCATTAGTAACCTTTCTTAACTTTTTTTCCCATTTTTTTTGCAGCTTTTTTTGCTGCAGCTTTACCCTTTTTAGTATATGGGTATTTCTTTTTTCCTACCATTGGCATAGTTTAGTCCTTTATTTTAGAAGCTGTATATCCTCCAGCAGCACCAGCTCCTGCAGTATATTTTAGCTTATGTTTTTTTACGTGTTTCTTAGTTTTAGCTGAAAGAGCTTTCATAGCTTCAGTTGCACTTGATGCACTCTTTTTTGCATATACTTTACCAAGAAACAAAGCAGTTTTCATTCTCATCTCAGTAGTCCTCTCATGGCAGCATCTCTAGAAGTAGGTACAGGCATTCTTGCTTGTCTACTTCCCATTTGTGCCATTTGTGGATTATTAGCTTGTTGTAATAACCCTTGTTGTTGTTGTTTAGCAATTTCAGGCATTAACTTAGCTTTTATAATTAGCTGTAGTTTTTGCCCTTCTTCAGGCGTTAGCCGAATCATTTGATCTGCAAGTTTTTCTAAACTTTTACTCATTAGCAATTCCACTTTCTTAATGATTTATTTATTCTTGAATTAGGATCTCTAGCAGTCTTAGCAGAAGTCAGTTTACGCTTCATGCCTTTCATTCTAGCACAAAACGATTTACGTCTTTTGGCAGCTTTTGATCCTGGTTTTAATTTTGATGGCTTAGTTGTAACAGCAGTTTTTAATTTAGATCCAGGATTAGCTCGTCTATATGACGCTACTCCTTTTCGGTTTAATCCACCTTTGGGATCTTTACCTTCTTTTCTTTGCCATGCAGGTGATTTAGCCATTTTTATGTACTTTTTGAATTTTAAATTTAGCTGTTAAAGATCCACCTTTATGTGCTTTAAATTTACCTGAATGTTTCATTAATTTATATTCGTTACCTTTTTTCATCCAATGAAATCCTTTAGGTGCTTTTATTGTTTTCATCATTATTTTCTTTTTCTCCCTGAAGCTGTAACTGACCATTTGACTTTTCTTGGGCCAGTCTTTTTACGAGCTTCTGATTTACTTATTCTACTTGCTACTTTTTTTGGTCGACAAGCAGGATAAGGTCTAGATTT